GACCTCTGGTTTTACGTGAGGAGGAATCTCTCCTCGAACATGAGTAAAGAGAGGCCATTTTGAATTAAATTTTTCTATACTTCCTTGACGATGTAAATCTGCGTACGGCAGTACTCCAAATCCTAAATCATCATCAACATATGATATATCTATAACTTGAACTAAAGGATTAATATCTCTAGAAACTTGCTTTAGTTGAGTAAAAAATGTTTTATTCTTTTTTGTAGCTTCATGATTACCATCATAAATAATTGTTGGAATCTGCACTTTTCGAATAAAAGAAAAGTACAGTTCCAACTCCTCCATGTTCGGCAGACGATCAAAGAGATCTCCTCCAATAATGTGCATATTACACTGTTTCTCTAGACTATGTATTTGCTCGAAAAACATCTGATAACGCTTTGTAGCCCACTCAACTGGAACATTCTTTTGTCCCAGCTTTATGTGCCAGTCTGCCGTAAATAAAATCATGACAACTTAAACTCGTCTTCCAAAGTTTCATCCATATCACTTTCTGATGCTACTTCTCGTAGCTCGTCGAGTAAAGTTTTTTGTGCGTCAGGAGTAGGACGAGGCATAACATCATCCATAGATTTGAGTCCTGATAATAAATCACGCTCTTCATCTGAAAGAGCCCGCTGCTTACACTTTAATACTTGTAGTTGATATTCTACATTATAAGCAAGAGGACCTGTTTTTACTCTCTTAAAACGAATATCCCACCCAGTATCTGGATCAGTAGGGTCGCCAAGGTCTTCTGCGGCTGTACGAATTGCTTCGAAGAGCTTTTTCTTTAGATTGATAACTTTTAATTCGCCGTTATCAAGGCATTGCATAGCGTAGCTCCAGCCACACTTGAGATCAGGATAATACTCACGAACCCAATCTTTTTCTTTGTTGTTAAATGATTCTTCGTCTCTGTCAAAAGACAGGCACTCAAAAGGAATCTGCTTGCCGTTTTTACCTTCTAGCCAATACACGTACCTTGCGAGAACGTCTCCGACTAAACGAAGCTCATTGTCTCCATCACGGTATTGATAAGATACGATGCTAGACTTTTTAGCACCCCCTGCTGATTTGTTAAATGAAATTGCCATTAATGTTTCTCCTTTGTGACTTCTTCATACAAAAAATGTAACTTACCATCGTTTATATAAAGTAGACTGTTTTCTTCCCAAAATTCCATGTCTATCTCAATTTTTCTGAGATCAAGACTAAGTTCCCCAGTTGTTAAATAGTCCGAATACGGACGCATAGAAGCTAACGCAAGATACTGGGCTATCTCGCGATAACTATGTCTATATGACTCATAAACTAATTTTTCCGCGTTTACTAGAAAGGATTCACCATGAAAACTTATAGTATGGTATTTATAAATTTTATCATACTTATTTTCAGGTATTTGCTTCATTACCATCATTGTAAAGATAGTAAAAATAGCCAAAGGATTGCCTTTAGCTAATACGAATATTTTATTCCAGTCATAAAAGAGCATATATTATACTAAAAATTAAAGTAAATGTCAAGGATTATTTTTCTACGTTCAAAGCTGCTTAATTTGATAACCCTGCTTCATGTAGTAACCCATTCTGTTGGATGCCTGTCTTTGCGCAGTTTTTCCCTTTAAATGAATATCAAGGATTATCGGATCTCTTTTGTTATCGTGTTTACGAACAACCCTGCCGATGAGCTGCGTAAGAAGTGGTTCATTATTGATAGGGGTAGCAAGAATAAGACAGCTAAGCGTATTAACAGATATGCCTTCCGAAAAAATTGCTTGAGTTCCATATAAAATATTTTTACTACCGTGTAAAATCTTTTGTATAAGTATTTCTCTTTCTTCATGAGGTACCTCACCTGTAACACATATTGAATTTTCGCCGGTCAGTTCGGCACAGTGTTTTAAAAAATGTACTCGATCAGATACTACAAGCACCTTGTGGCCCCTAGCAGCGTAAGCTGATGCTAACATTGCAACAGAGTGGCGATACTCGTCGTTATTTGCAATTGCATTGACTCGCTTAGCCCAAGGAATGTTTGCCCCATCGGGAAAGCGGACTTCGCTTCTGTATATGTGAATACTTGGCGTGAGGAAATTCTCTTTCGGTGGTTTGAAAATATTCGGGCTGAAGTAGTCACGGAAGACAACGTGCTTTCCGTCCTTGCGTTCGATAGTGCCAGAGAGTCCAATCTTATACCGAGCATGAGAGGTATCAATAATTTTAGAAAATGTCGGCGATGAAACGTGATGCATTTCATCTAGTATAATCGTTCCAAACTGTTTGCGGATTTTTTCGATGTTTCTATAAAGAGTTTGAGTGTTTCCGATAACGATAGGGGAATCAGTATCAAACCTCCCACTGCCAATAATACCAGGTTGTATTCCATAAACTTTTTCTACTTCTTTTGCCCATTGATTTCGTAGTGGAACTGTATGAGTCACTACAAGTGTTTTTTGCCCGAGTTTGCCTGCAATAGCTAGTGCAGTAAATGTCTTACCCCAACTTACCCACGCATTAATAATACAATTATCTTTTAAATTATTGTAAACATCTTGCTGACTTTGGCGTAATTCAAATCTGAACTCTGGAAAGCTAGCGGGAACACTCAATCGCTTATCCACTACCTCATACGAATCTGGTATAAGGTCTATACGTCCGATTGGTATTGATACTAGATTCTCGCGCACCCGCTGCAGATTCTTAATAATTTGTGGAGGATCGTTTGGGTTTCGTGGAGGTATCTTGTATGTTAGTTCTTCTGCTAGGGCTTTTCGGTACTCGGTTGTAGTTTCTAAAAAAATTCTGTTACTAAGTACTGCTTTCATTTCTGCGTACTAGTGATGCTAATTTGCTAGGCTCTAGTACTTCCCAGCGTGTACAAACTTCTCTTACTTTAACTTTATCTATACAAAGTCTATTTCCGTAAAAAAACTTACATTCTGTAAAAGGTACTTCTATATATCTAGCATCGATACATATTTTATTTTCTTTGTCTTCTGTAGACGCACAGGCAGAAAGTAAAAATACCATAATAAGTAATACGATTCTCATAATCCTAATTGCTCTTTTGCTGTAATATATTGTTTAACAAATTTACTACGAACTATATCGTTAATTTCAAAGTCAATCACATCAAAAAACATATCAGTGACTTTTAAAATACGAACAAAGTCTCGTAACCCGTTTTTCTGTAGGTCAGCTTGTCGGAAATCTCCACAAAAAATAACCCTACATCCTTCTCCAACACGAGTAATAATACTATCTAACTCATGAAATGACATATTTTGACATTCATCTATAATAATCGTAGCGTTACGTAATGTTATACCACGAATAAAAGAAGTTGTCATAAAATGTACTAGTGCTTTTGTTTTTAGTATCTGGTACGCATCGCCTCTTTGAAATAACTCTACACAAATATCTTTGTAAGGTTCTTCATATACTGATGCTTTTTCTTTTTCACTACCTGGAAGAAATCCTATGTCCCTTGTAGGAACTGCACTACGAATCACTACTAATTTATCATATTGTCCTTTAATCATATCATCAAAGGCAAAGTAACACGCAATAAAAGTTTTTCCGGTTCCTGCTACTCCATGTAGAACCATATTTTTATCACTTTCAAATGCTTTTAATTGATTCTTAGTGAGTGGTTCAATTTCTTGTAAATCTAAATTTGCGCCTTGTAAAGTTTTTGATCTTCTAGCCACATTGTGTGCCTTTTTATACCTTTCTAGTGGTATCTTTCTTCCATTCCTCAGAGTAGTCATAGAGTACCCATGGAAGATTGTGGTAGTGCAAAACTCCTGCATATCGTATATCAGATGAAGGAGGCCTCGGTAGTATAAAAGAATTCTTGACTCCTTCAAGGTACAAAAGAGCACAAATATCTTTTTTTACTACTTTCATAATTTTATAATACTTTAATTTACAAAATTCTGTTTTTTCGTAAATAAAAGGTAATCCGTGTGTGTCGATAAAATGTTTTTTATCAGACTTTATTATTCCTCTAAAATTATCTACTTGATACTTTAGAGGATAAAGACTTTTATGTGGAGTTTGTACACGTCGTATACCTAACGTGTCTCCCTTCATATTTCTGTCATCTATAATTTTTTCATCTAAAAAAAGTAAGCCATCCGATCTTGACCAATTTCCTGAAAGAAGTGGGTAGACCGGAAACTTAATTTTTTGTATATTTTTAAATGTCAGAACCATACAGTTTGGTGAATTTACCCATTGAGTAGTCTTCCGATATTTCAAAGTCACATCCAACGGGAGCACCTGGAATAGATAACCCTCTATCCATTTGTACAAAGTGAAGTAATTTATCACAGTAGTCTTCTATTTCTTCATTTGGAACTTCTGCTAGAATTGAGTCATGAACTAGACCAAAAATTCTTGCTTTCATTTTATTTGCTTTGATATGTTCTCCCATATCTATAGCACCCAGTAAGTTAATATCAGAAGCAGCGGACTGAACCAAGAAATTAAGACCAGAACGAACGCTATGACTTCGGATGCCCGGATCGGTACTTGCAACATTGGGTAGTCTCCTTTTTCGTCCAAAGAATGAATAAATAAAACCATTTTGTTCAATAAATTTTTGATTATCATCAATCCATTTCTTTAACTTGTAAAACTCTGCAAAATAATCATTTATAACTTTTGCAGCTTCATTTTTAGAAAAGAACTTGCCACTATCTTTTGTAACTTGTTCACTAATTTTTGCAGGACCTGCACCATACATAATACCAAATGTCACAGCTTTTGCGGCTTGACGACGATCAGGGTACAACTCTGCTACTTGATCTACTTCACAAGGTAATTTAAATACTTTATGTGCAATTGTACTATGAAAATTTCCTCCTGACTTAAATACATTCATTAGAGAAATATCGTTTGCTAATATAGCAGCAACGTAAACCTCTGCTGTGGTTAAATCCATTGCAACAATTTTGTTTCCTTCTACCGCCTTAATACATCCTTTTACAGTGGGATTATCTCGGGGTAGTTGTTGCATATTTAACTTACCAGAAGAAGACAGACGACCAGAAGTAGTACCATGTAGGTTGAAGCCCGTACGTAGCCTACTGTCTCTGTCGAGTTGAGGTATGATTTTGTCAAGATAAGTATTTTTGATTTTAGATTTTTGTCGTATATCCAAGATCCTTCTAGGTACATCGCTCTGAACTGAGAGTTCTTTAAGCACTTCCGCATCAGTAGAGTCTGCGCCCGTGCCTGTTTTCTTTCCAGTCGGACTGAGGCCCAGATAGTCAAACAAAAGACTCCTAAGTTGAACAGTAGAATTAGGATTAAAAGGTTTTGCATTTAATTCTTCAAATCTCCGTATTTTATCGTTTTCGTATAAAGCTGTAATAGCCTCATCTATATCGTTTTGCATAGCTTCTTGAGCTACAAGAAGCCGTGTTCTATCGAAAGGAACACCATTATCTTGAGTATCAATCAAAAATCTAGTGCCAGGGATAAGAATATTATCGTACACCCATAATAATTTTTTATTTTGTTTAATCTTTTTGAATTTCTGATAAATTAAATAAGTACATACAGCATCCATTGCTGCATAGGTTTTCATAACATCGAAAGGAATAAAATCCCAACTAAATTGATCTTTTAAAATTCCATGCTCTTTTCTGTACTGGTCAATCCAATCGTACATTGGCTTTTCATAGTCACCGTACGGAGTAAACTTTAAAGATAGTTCTTTAAGCCCATGATGTCCAGGATTCTCATTTATCAAATAGTGAAGTAACATTGTGTCTTCGAAGTTCGGAAACTTGAATCCAAAATGATACTCAAAAAATGCCATGTCAAATTTAGCGTTATGAAATATTACTGTTTTCTTGTCAAAAAGTTCTTGAAGTAATCTTTCAGTTTCTTCATTAAAGCAATCAGTGTCGATATAAGCACCACACTTACCATTGTAACAAAGACTAATACCCAACATATAACCGTCACGAGGGTAGAGCCCAGTTGTTTCGGAATCGAGTGCAACCACATCACTGTCTGCTCCGATGGCGGCTTGAATAAATTCATTTGCTTTCTCCGTATCTTGAATACCAAAAGCGATGCTTTCATCAATTACTACATCTTCTTTTGACCCTTCAATGTATTCTTTAATGCTTTGCTTACTCTGCTCCCAAGTTTTTTTCGCTTCTGGTTTAAATGCAAGCATGGCTGGATTAATTACAGGTAAAAACTTCTCTTCAACCTTTTTGCCTGAATACTCTGTTACTGAATTAATCTTAGTAAAGTACTTTAGAGCATCTGAACCTACAAGAATAACCCAATCATAGTCTTGAGTATCTATTTCAATATCGCAATCGCGTTTTAATACTTTTTTAATACTAGGGTCTGAGCAGAGTTGAAACTGATCAAAATCAAATGCTCCATCAAACTCAGACTTAAAATTTGTTTTACTAGGTTTGGTTTCTACTAGGGCAACCTTAGCCATATAATCTCGTCCTTAATTTATCTACTTGAGTTTGAACTAGTGCACCGGCATCTAAATTTTTATCTCCAAATGCTATGTTACGGCTAGCGAGACCAACTTTCTCGCACAGTTCTTTTATTTTTTCTGAGCCTTTTTGTCCTGCTTCATCATTATCTAAAAATATATCTACCTGATCGACTCCAGAGACGGACAATACCTCTAATTTTTCTTCAGTTACGTTTTTTACTCCAAAACAACACATAACATTAGTCAATCCTTTGTCATGAAGATTTAATACATCAAAGATACCTTCTGTTAAAAGTATACACCCTTTTATGGGCTGTACTACAGGAAATAAGGGCAGCTTTGCACCCGCAGGGCTATTCATGTATTTAGGTTGTTGATCTCCAGTGGCTCGTCCCTGAAATGCAACAATTCTTTCTGTTCTATCAATAATAGGAAAAACAATCCTACCAACAAAAGGATTGTCTGCATGAGTAAATGTTCCAAACTTTTTATATGTTTCTGGTTTTATGTTTCGCCAGTTACCGATGTAAGGCACATAGTTATTTGGCATTTGCAAGCCAATACTTTCTGCTCTTTTTTCCTCTATCTTCTTTTTAAGAAGTTGTTTTCTAATAGATGTTTTACTTGCTTTCTGTCCAAAATGAGTAAATAAATTACCTTTATACTCACAAGAAAAACAATTAAATATACCTGTAACTTGATCTATGTGCATACTTGGGTTGCGATCATCATGCTCTGGGTTTAAACACTTTACTACAAAGTCTTTTCCTTTCGGAATGAAAGCAATGTTTTTAGAATTTAATAAGTCTTCTACATTCATCTTCGCATTCTTGCAATATCTTTCATATGTTCTTCATCTACTATAGGAATAGCATTTGACTTGTGCATTGTACCAATACCTTTAACAAAACTACCAGTATACTGGATTGGTTCTACTCGAACGGCAACTCCAGTTGTGTCGGAGGCACTTCTGTACTCAGGTGTCTCTCTTCGATAAGGCTTTGTAATGTTTGTTGAAACTCCTTGTTTAACTGATTTAGTGCGTCGATAAGTTTTCTTTTTTCTTCCACTTGTTGTATGATTGAGTGATCCATAAAATATTCCCATAAATAAAAAATCCTCGATGATTGAAGTATATATTATACAACAAACAGCGAGGATAGTCAAGAACTTTTTTTATCAAAGGTCATCTATATCTTCATCTGCCTTCTGGCTGTTAGCTTCTTTTTCTTTAGGAGTCAAGGCTGTTTCCGGACCTATTTTTAATGATTCCCAGTCCATAACTGAACTAAAAGATTTCATACTAGCTGCTCTCATTTTTACGCAGTTGAAGGTGATGCACGAGTCTTCCTGATCCCACGTTTCAAGGGCATAGGCCGCATCAGCAGCATCAAGAATGCCTTTTGCGAAGCGTGCTTCGCCGGTTGCATCGGTTTGGTAAGGAGAGAATACAGTACATTCATATTCTTGTGCCATGCTTTTTAGTGCTTTTGAAACTTCAATTTGCTCTGTCCAATCGTACTGTCCTCCTCTTGCTGGAACAGTAGAACGCTTTACTTGGTTAATATCTT